GCTTGAACTGATGGAACACAAAGAGCTTTCACAGAAGATCAACTGAAAACAGTTATCAAATCTGTATGGAACGCAGGTGGAAATCCATCAATCCTAATGGTTGGTCCTTTTAACAAGCAAAAAGTATCTGGATTCACAGGTGGATCTACTAGATTTGATGCTTCAGAAGATAAAACATTATACGCAAGTATTGATGTTTATTCATCTGACTTCGGTGATCTAGAAGTTGTACCTAACAGATTCTCTAGAGATAGAGATGCGTGGGTTCTGGATATGGACTACTGGTCAGTAGGTTTCTTAAGAGACTTCACTATGTTTGAATTATCAAAAACAGGTGATAGCGAGAAAAGACAGCTTTTAGTTGAGCTGACTTTAGTTTCTAGAAACGAAGGTGCTAGTGGACTTGTTGCAGACTTAACAACGTCATAGTATATAACTTGAGGGGGAGAGCAATCTCCCCTTCTTTAACTTTTGTTTGGTCTTTGAAGTCTAAAGACAGAACGAAGCAAACATAGGAAAACAAAATGAGAACATTAAACGACTACTTTTTAACTGCTAGATTAGCAGATGTATCTGCTGCTAGTTCAGTTAATATCGCTGTACCTGATGATGGAAAAATTATTAAAATTATTTCTGTATTAGGTGGAGCAATCACATCAGCTAATTCAGCTGTAACAAGTGCTGTAAATGGAACTACTGTAACAGGTGGTGGATTTACAGTTGCTTTTTCAGGATCAGCTGCTGGAGACATTGATACTGCTGAACCAACTGCAGCTAACAGTGTTAAAGAAGGTGATTACATAACAATTACATCTGATGGTGGATCTTCTACGACTCAACCAATTGATATAACTGTTATCATAAGAAGATAATTTTACATTAGGGGGTAGCAATACCCCCTTTTTTAATTTAAAAGGAAATATATGGCAATTATGAATTATGGTCTTAGACCAGTAACAACATCAAAAGTAGCTATGAGTGGTACATCTGCTCAAAGTTCTGCTATTGGTGCAAACATACAATATGTAAGATTAGTAGCTGATGCTAACTGTCATTACAATATTGGTGTTAACCCAACAGCAACAACTAGCACAGTTTATTTACCTGCTAATGAAATAGAAACTATTAAAATTTCTGAAGGTGAAAAAGTAGCTGGAATTTGTGCTTCTGGAAATTTATACGTTACATCATTAACTGAGTAATGTCTAAGTTAAGAGACGTTGAGTTTGATGGAGTAGTCCGTTCAGATTATATTAAAGAATCTGATGGAAAACTTACTATTAAACACACTCAAGATGTTGAACCTGTTCTTAAAAAGAACAAACAACTTATTACTTTAAATGATGGATATTCTAAATCTAGAGATTTAAAAAGAGTAGCAAGTATTCCAAATATTTGTTTAACGATTTGGGCCAAAGAATATAATGGAACTAATAATTGGTTTGGAATACCAGATGTAGAACGTAAAAAGATTTTAAAGAAAAAATTAAACTCTAATGAGTATAGATATTTTAGAACTGCAGAAGGAAAAATATAATGGCAATTAGTACCTATACAGAATTAAAATCAACAATAGCTAACTGGCTTAATAGATCTGACCTTACATCTGAAATATCTGATGACTTTATAAAATTAGTTGAAGCTGATCTTAATGCTAAATTAAGAATTAGACAAATGGAACAGATTGATACTATTACTATTAATAGTGAAACAGTTACAGTTCCAACAGGATTTATAGCGGTAAGATCATTTTACATTTTATCTGGTGGCACAAAATATCATTTAAATTACATTACACCTGCAAATTTATTTGCAATTAAAGGTGCTTCAACTACTGGCTTACCAAGAGTTTATACAATTGAATCAGACAATGGAGTAGAACAATTTAGATTTGCTCCAAGTCCAGACACAACTTACACAGGGTACTTACAATACTATAAAGCATTTACACCTTTATCATCTGGTAATGCTAGTAATTATATTTTAGCATCACATCCATCTGTTTATTTATATGGCAGTTTATTTCATGCTGCTAACTTTATTGGCGGTATAGATCAGGCTCAAGTTCAAAACTGGATAGCTATGTATCAAACTGCATTAGAAAGATTAGAAAGTAATGATCAACAAGATTCATTTGGTGGATCTCCTGTTGTACAAAATACCGATGTAGGTACTGATCTTTCATTTTATAGAAGAAAGTAACTATGCAATTAGCATTTGGAGAATGGTTACCTGACCAACCTAAACATTTAAACAAAGGAGCTAATGTAGCTAATAATGTTTATTATGCTTTACAAAGTTATAAACCTTTTAAAAGTTTAGTTAGTTATAGTTCAAATAATATTGGTGCAGATTCAAAAGGTGCAGGTTCATTTAGAGATGGATCTAATAATGTTTTTAATTTTGTTGGTACAAGAACTAATCTTTATCAATTAGATGGTGGTACATTTACTTCACGTAAATCTAGTCTTACTGGAACTGCAACTGACTTTTGGACATTCACACAATTTGGAAATTACATTATAGCAAGTAATGGTGTTGATGCTCCCCAATATTATTTAATGGGAACTTCAACTAACTTTGCAAATTTATCTGCAATTGCTACATCTGGAACTGTACCTACGTTTAGAGTATCAGGAATTATTAGAAATTTTTTAGTTACTGGAAGTCAACCAACTAATGTTAATAGAGTACAATGGACTGGTAATGATGATATTGCTACATGGGAACTTGGTAAAAAACAAGCTGACTTTCAAGATATTCCAGGAGCTGGTGGTAAGATTGTAGCTATAACTTCAGGTGAAATAGGATATGTATTTAGACAAAATCAAATTGTTCGTATGGACTATATTGGCGGACAAACAGTATTTAGATTTTCCGTTATATCTGCTAATCGTGGTGCTGTATATGGACAGACTGTAACACAAACAGATAGACGAGTTTTTTTTTACGCAGATGATGGTTTCTTTGAAGTTAATGGTGATGCACTAAAAGCAATTGGTGCAGAAAAAGTAAATAGATTTTTTGATTCAGATTTAAACAAAGCTTATACAGATCGTATTGTTGCAGCAATAGATCCATTTAATAACTTAGCTTTATGGTTATATCCTTCGGTAGCAAATGCAAATAACACTACAGGTATTTGTGATAAATTATTAATTTATAATTATGTTACAGAAAAATGGTCATCAGCTAATGCAAATGCCTCAACAATATTTACACAATTTGTTGGTGCATATACTGTAGAATTAATGGATATTATATCTACTAACTTAGATAATATTAATATTGCATTAGATACAGACTTTTGGAATGGTGGACAATTGTATTTAGGTGCAATTGATAATAATTATAAAGCTGCTATTTTTGCTGGTAATCAATTAGAAGCAGAAATGGAAACATCTGAAATAGAACCTATTCCAGGACAAAGAACTAAAATTACTGGAGTTAGACCTATAGTAGATTGTGCTTCGACAGTAGCTCTTAAAACTAGAGATGCTTTAGTAGATACTGCAGAAACTTCAAGTTATGTTGCAGCAAATACTACTGGTATAGCACCATTGAGACAATCTGGTAGATATGTTAGAGCTAATGTTAAAATAGCTTCTGGAACTAACTGGAATGATGCTCAAGGTATTGATGTAACAGCAGCACCAGCAGGAATTAGATAATGGCAGATATAACAGAATTAGATATTGATAATGTAAGATATTCTTTTGATACTCAAGAATATTTTCAAAGACAAGTAGAAGTAGCATTAAACGAATATATAAATAAATTTAATACCGAAAACGATAAAGTTTTCACATGGTTTATGGGAGATTAATATGGCAGGAATAAAAGATTATAGTACAACCGCAGCGAATAATACTACAATAGGAAGTATTAATACAGCAGAAGGTATGTTGCCTTCTAATATTAATAATTGTTTTAGAGGTTTAGGTGCTGAAATTAGAGAATGGTATAATGATTCTCAATGGGTTATTTATGGAGATGGTGATAATGGTTTTACAATTACTTATGCTTCATCAACTTCATTCACAGTATCAGGTGTAGATGTTACAACTTTTTATCATGTTGGTCGTAGAATAAAAGCTGTTGGAAGTTCAACTGGAACTATCTATGGATCAATTAGTGCATCAACATTTTCAACTAATACTACAGTAACAGTAACTTGGGATAGTGGTTCATTATCAAATGAAACTATTACAATTTATGTTGCTGCATTATCTAAAACAAATGATTCAATACCAGAACTAGTAATTACAAATGCTAAAGTCGCAGCAGCAGCTGCAATTGACGCAACTAAAATTGGCGGTGGTGCAGTATCTAATTTAGAATTTTCATATCTTGACGGAGTTACATCTGCAATACAAACACAAATAGATTCAAAACAAGCTACAATAACAGGTGCTGCTACAACAATTGTATCATCTGACTTAACTGCTAGTAGAGCTGCTATATCTAATTCATCTGGAAAGATTGCTGTATCAACAGTTACAGATACTGAACTAGGTTATGTATCAGGAGTAACAAGTGCTATTCAAACGCAACTTGGAACAAAATTAACAGCTTCAAATAATTTATCTGATGTATCTTCTACATCTACTGCTAGAACTAATTTAGGTTTAGCTATTGGTACAAACGTACAAGCATATGATGCTGAACTTGCAGCAATCGCTGGATTAACTTCTGCCGCTGACAAAGGTATTCAATTTACAGGATCAGGAACAGCTGCAGTATTTGATTTAACAACTGCTGGTAAAGCATTACTTGATGATGCTGATGCTACAACTCAAAGAACAACATTAGGATTAGGAACTATAGCAACTCAAAATGCTAACAACGTAGCTTTAACTGGTGGAACAATTACAGGATTAGGTGATCCGTCATCTTCTTCTGAAGCTGCTACTAAAAATTATGTTGATAATTTAGTTACTGGTCTTAGAACAAGAGTTATTGCAAGAGTTGCTTCTACTGCAAATGTTAATATTTCTACAGGATTAGAAAATGGTGATACATTAGATGGTGTTACATTAGTAACAGGAAATAGAGTATTATTAAAAGATCAATCTACTGCATCTCAAAATGGTTTATATATTGTTGTAGCTTCAGGAGCTGCTTCAAGAGATCCAGAATTTGATATAATATCAGAAATTGCTGGACAGTTAATTTTAGTATCAGAAGGTACTACTCATGCTGATGATTTATTTTTATGTACTACAGACACAAGTGCTACACTTGGTTCTAGTGCAATTTCATACACACAAGTATTTCCAAGTTCAGGTGGTACAGTAACTTCAGTAGCAGTAGCTGATTCAGGATCTTCAGAATTTACAGTAACAGGAAGTCCAATAACTTCTTCTGGTACAATATCACTTGCAGTTAATTCAATAGCTGCAACTAAGATTGGAACAGGTACAGTAGATAATACAGAATTTGGTTATTTGAATGGTGTAACTTCAGCTATTCAAACTCAAATAGATAGTAAAGCAAGTAATGGTTTTGCGATTGCTATGTCAATTGCTTTATAGTAACAAATAATATAATAGGAAATAAAATATGGCACAAAATTTTAGAAGATACACAAACAATAACGTAGGTACATCTGCTGCAACATCTTTCACAGCAAACTCATACGATACAGTTGTAGGAATATCAGTTGCTAATATTACAGCTTCTGCAGTTAATGCAGATGTTTATATTAATGATGGTTCTAATGATATTTATTTAGTAAAGTCAGCTCCAATACCTGCAGGTTCATCACTACAAGTTTTAGATGGTGGTGCTAAATTTGTTATGCAATCTGGAGATGCACTTAAAATAATTTCTGATACTGCTGCATCATTAGATGTATGGGTATCAGTTGTTGACGATATAAGCTCATAGGAGATTAAATGCCTTTTATAGGAAATAAACCTTCTGCAGTACCTTTAACTTCTGCGGATATAGCTGATGGTATTATAACATCTGCAAAGATTGTAGATGGTACTATTGTTAATGCTGACATTAATGCAAGTGCCGCAATAGTAGCTACTAAATTAACTGGCATTAGTTCACAACCATTTAGAAATATAGTTATTAATGGTGATATGCAAGTTGCACAAAGAAGTACAAGTGTAGCTTCTATAACTGCTGATGGTTATTATACAGTTGATAGATTCATATTTCAAATTAATTCACTTGGAACTTGGACACAATCACAATCAACAGACGTACCTTCAGGATATGGTTTTTCTAAATCTTTAAAATTAGATTGTACTACTGCTGATGCAACTCCATCTGCTAGTGATTATATGATTTTAGCTCAAAAATTTGAGGGACAAAATTTACAATATTTAAAAAAAGGAACTGCTAGTGCCGTATCTTTAACGGCATCATTCTGGGTTAAATCTACAAAAACTGGAACATTTATTTGTGAACTTGTTGATGAAGATAATGTTAGAAGTATATCTAAATCTTACACTGTAA